GTCCACCGACTTGTTCTAATAAAGCTCTTGCCATTTATATATTCCTCCTTTTATTTTACTTTAATTGGATATTTCTTTTTCCAATCATCATAATTCATATATGGTAATATTCCTTGTTCTCTTGTTCGCATTAATTGTGGCGAATATCCAGACACTTGGAATCTATGATTACATCGACAATTGATTCTGTTCTTTGCAGTCAAACTTTCATGGCAAGGATAAGGAAATGGATCTTCTCCGGGTAAAGAAAACATTCCAGTCTTCTTATCTTTTATTTGTCCATCGGCATAACCGTGATCTGCTCTTGTTCTTGCATCTTTTGTTGCATCCCATATATCGTCGCCTTCAATACCTTTTTCAAATGCCCGAATATATACATCGTTAGCAGCAGCATTTTGAGCAGTCATTGCTTCAGTTCTTATTATTCTCATTGCTGCCATATTGGTTATGTTCATTGCTTTTTTTAAATCGCGAGTCATTTGTGTTAACGATTTACCCAGAGTCAAACCATTGTTCAAAGCTTTTCTAATTTCAAATCTTGCATTAGTTGGATATTTTTCATATGCTATTTTATCGTGTTCATTTGCAAGGTCTTCCATTATTACATCTTTATTTATTGTTCCCCAGTTTAAACGAACACCCGATACATTATCTATTTGCCAAGCCTCTCTAAAAAAAGATTCATTATACATATCGGGCATAAGTTTAGATATTGTTTTTAAATTTTCTTTTAACGCCGGATCGATTGCAGAAAGCATTTGTTTTTCCATTGAAGCGTAGCGATTATACCGAGTCATATCGGCTCTACTTAATACTCCATTCGTTGCGTACTTATCATATATCTTTTGCATATCAGAACGCATCGTCTGAAGTGCGTCGTATAAAGATTTAGATACTTGCTTTTCGTAAGTATTAATTTTTTGAGCTAATTTATTTATTGCTTCAAATTGCAATCGTTCTGGTGTTGGCATTTATTAACCTTTTCTTACGTTATATTCTTTTCCGCCAGGCCCAACATCAGATATTCTATATCCAATTTTTCTTTTGGTGCTTATCTTGACTGTTTTTTGTTTTGTGGAGGTTATTACTTTTTTATTTCCTGCTCCGCCTGCTTTTCGCCCTGATCCTTTTCCACCCATAATTCATTCCTCCTTAATATTCGATTCATTTACATATTCAATAATTGTTTTTCCTTTATGACAATGAATCTTTTTCAAATCGCATAAAGATTTAAAAACAACTGTTGATCTATACTTTGACAGCCACCTCATAGTAACTGTCTCATCATCAAAAACACATCCTTGAGCTACAATTCCAGTTCCACTATTATTACTTACATCTTCAAGCCTAATCATGTTGAACAATCGCATTTAGTAATCCTTTTTTATTCTGTTATATTCTCATCAGTGTTTTGTGTATCATTATTGTTGTCTTGATTAGTAGTATCATTAGTATTTGTATCGTTTCCAAATCCCATATTCTCTACATCAGGCATTAACGCTTCCATATCTTGATCTTGTCTTTCTAATTCTTTTTCAACATCAGGAACAATATCGTCAGGCATTATATCAGCAATTAAATAACGACTGAATCCTGCATTCTTCATTGCAACGGCTGTTTGTGCAAGCTCAGCAAGATTATTTGGTTTATTCCTTTTATGAGTAATAACTATTTGATCTGATGATCCGTCGACTCCTCCTGTGGTTCGATATATAATTGAAATCAAATCAATTCGTTCGCATAATCCAACATCAAAATCAGCTTCAGCAGAACTAACAACATTTTCAAAGTCAAATAAAAGCCTGTCTATTGCAGCTCCCGTTAATGCTCCCGTCATCATTGTGAAATCAGGAACATGAGCTTGAGCGTGTATTTCTTGTTTCAATAGATCAGTCATAAATTTAATAAAACCATCTGGAATATCTTTTGTCAGGAAAGATATATCTGCCCCTTCTGGCAAATGTTCAAATATTCTTTTCTTTTTTAATGTTCTTGCTGCTGATTCTACCATCTCAGAACTTTGCTTTTTTGCTTGATCTGTTAATCCAAACTTTTTCATAATCAAATAAGCAAAAGCAAATCTATCGAATTCATTCATTGAATCAGATGTTAATGTGTCATAAGCATCGAGCAATGGAAGAACAGGTTCAATCAATCCATTCATTTCATCACCGAAATAATATGATACTACAGGAATTTGTCCAAAGAAGTTTGTATAATCTTCGCCTTCTTTAGTTAATTTTTCCTCGTTACCTTCGTCATCTTTCATTGTCCAAATATATTTTTCATAATGGTCGTCATAATAAACTTCGACTCGGCCATTATTTCCTTCTGTCTTAAAAAACCTAATTGCTATTTTCTTTTTAGGTTCAATACTGAAATCATATAATAATATCATTTCGCGAGGATCAACAGAAACCCAACGAGCGTAATTTTTATTAGTTATCATTCCTTTTTCGTTTAATGCTGTTTCTGTATCAATATAAACAAGCTCATATGCTAATCCAAATATTGCAGTATTGCGACCAGCTCTGTTTGTTTTAATCCATTCCTTATTTATTTTAAAGTTTTCATTTAATTGATCGTAATAAGGAGTTTCTATTTTCTCACCTTCAGGAACTTCAATTGTTTCATCTTCAATTTCTTTGTAAGTAATATATTTTGGGCGAAAAGCATATCCAGAATAAGTAGTGATAATTTTACGTCCATATGGAACAGGAATTCTATTATCAGGATTGTTCACATTTGGAGCTATTGTTCGTTTTAATATCTTAGTATTATGTCCAAGATAATATTCCCATAACTTATCGAGCTTTGGAACTTCGATTGCTTTATATGTATTAATAAATGAAAGAATTTCCTCTGTAGTTAATTGTTCGCTTTCGGTCTTCATTATAGTCATAATATTTTTCCTCCAGATATAAGTTCAGCATTAATAGCCAAAGTTTTTAATTGCTTTGTGTTTATAATAACATCTTCAGTTATTTTATTAATAAGAGTTTCTATTGATTCTGTTGTAATTTCGCTATCAAACATCAAATATTTCAATCCTGACTCCTCTTTATAATCGTTTTTTACGCCTTATTTACTTACTGTATTGTCATTTTATTGATGACTATACACATTATTGACTAATTACCTTAAAACTATAGTAACGTGATTAATAATGAATATTATTATATCTACTATTTTCCATATCGCTAATGGTAAACAAATAAAACTAAACATCAAAATGCTCCACGCGCCTTTCATTTAGCTATAATCCTTTAGATCATTATATGCATTTATCATAGCAACAAGATCACCACTCATTGCTGCCTTATCTGCTTCTCTTAAACTATTTTCCATCATAGCTGCTGCCATTCTTCCACAACCATTTAACATTGGATCATTATACTGAATAATTAATTCCCTTACTCGTGCCATTTCTTTTGGTAATGATTCTCCAAGTACTTCCATAATTCAATTCTCCTTTTTATAAACCTAAATCGTCAGCAGATATGCCATAATCATCTTCATCGAGATTTCCAATATAATATCCAGGATGCCAAACAGATTCAGTACCATATCTCATTGCTGCAATTCCATCGTCATTCTGTTCAACGAATCCTTCTGTTGGCTCTCCTGATTTATCTTCTTTCCTTTTAAATTGTTGAGCCTCTCTTGCAAGGTTCGGACAAAATGTCTTATGTATATGCCATGTTCTCGATTTTAGAAAGCCAATTCCATATCCTAATGATCCTGGACCTTTTTTAGCAGGCTCTATATTCCACCCAGCTCTTCTCCATTCTTCAATACGATCAGGTTCTGCGCTATCTGCTGTTATTAACCAATCATGCCCAATTTGATTTTCCCAATAGTCTTCAGCAGCTTGTATAAAATCTGTATTCGTCCAACCCTTTCCCCATATCTCGTCGAATGAATATAAATCACCATCTTTGAATCCGCCTCGCTCTATTGCAGAAGCATGAACAGTACCAAAGTCCATTCCAGTAAATACATTTTCAAGATCGTCTTCTGTATAATCGAAATCTTCTATTACAATATTATCAAATACAGTATTTCCATAAACACCCCATTCTCCAAGTACATATACTTTCTTGAAATAAGGATCTGTAATTGATTCCATATATTCGCGTACTTTATCTGATAGGAACAAATTATCTTTATATGTCGAATGATGAAAAAATACATCTTCAGGACTCTTATCAACTAATTCTGTTTTAATCCAATGCTGAATATGTATTGGATTGAGAGATAATATTCCTTGAAGCAATTCATTTGATTTATTATTAGTTCTTAATCGTAATCGTAATTGTTGCAAATCTTTATATGATATTTGATCTGCTTCATCAACCCAAAACCCTGTTGGATCTTTTATTGATTTTAATTTATTAACATCATCAAGACCTACACCTAATATATCAGAACGATTTGGCTTAAATACAATAGATGAATCTGTATTATTAAATGAAAACAACGCTTCGAGATTAAATCCATCAGTATCACAAATAATATCTCGAAGCGTATCATATACAGAATGCTTAACATCTTTTTTTACTTTTCTTATTGATAACCATCTTGATCGTTTAGAAAGCATTGTTTTTAATATTACTTTCTGAGCAACTGTAAATGATTTAGAACTATTCGCGCCTCCGATAACAACTTGAAGAGGATGCTGATCTTGATATAAATCATAGAATGCAGGATTCATATATTCAAGAGCATGAGTTAAATCAATTTTTATCTTGCCATCGGAATCTGACATTTATTTCTTATCTTTTTCCTTTATTGTTTCTATAATTGCTATTATCTGGCAATTCAGGTAATGCAACTTTATTAAAACCATCATCAAAAGATTCTATTTGCTCAATAGGTTCATATCCATTGCAATTAATACAAATTCTATTATTCCTTTTACAAATAGATGATTCAACATTGATATCTTTACACGGTAATCTTTCACTCATTTCTTTTTCTCCTTTTTAATAGTAGGTATTACTGGGATTATAGGTGCTTTTACTATATATTCCATT